CGCGCCCGTAGCCGTCGCCCTTGGCGACCTTGACCAACCTCCCGGCGACCTTGCGCAGGATCTTCTGCGGGCAGCTACAGGCCATGCGGTATTCATCGGTGGCGATGGCGGCGATCTTCGCGGTGATGCCCTCGATGTAGTCCTCGCGTGCGGTCGTGGTTGGCTTGGTGACACGCGCGACCGGAACGGGAGCGCATGTACTTTCTTCTGCTCCTGTTCCGGCTCCTGTTCCTGTTCCTGCATCGGGAAGGATCTGCGGATCCTTCGGCATGACCATAAGGAAGACCTCCCGGAAGGTCTTCGGTAGGTCTTCCGTTAGGTCTACCAGCGCCGCGTAAATGCTTGCCTTTAGCGCGCTGTCTGGTATCTCCTGCCACATGCTAGCCCACGCCTTGATGACGTTGTGCGACTCCGGGCGGTTGTGTTTCGTCGCGTTCGGGAGCCAGATCAACCCGGCCCTTTCGTCCACCCTCGCCATACCCTTCCCGATGATCTCCCCGAAGACCTTCCGTAGATCATCGGTAGACCATCCGAGGGAATCGGCCAGACCGCCTAGGCGGGCGACGATGACGCCCGGGATGCTGGTCTGCTCCGGCGCAGTCAGCAACCGAAGCCAGAGCGTTTGCGCGTTCGGCTTCGCTCCCGACAGCGACAGGAACTTGTCGTCTCCCCAGACGCGGCGACTCACCTTACTGTACCTGACCATTACCCGAAACTCCTCGCGCGCCGTGTCTTGGACCGGAGCATGATGGCTCGGGTGTGAGGCCGGAGACAGCGATGCCCCGGCCCAAGAGACGATGCGCGATGATGCGAACTGTTGCTATCTCCAGCCTCACGATCAACGCATAGCACGGCCGCTGCGCAAATGTCAAGCACTGGATTGGTCGTCACCCGTGTCCTCCTCAATCCGGCGGCACGCTTGCGCCGCCTTGCGCGGGTCGCCCTTGATGAAGACGAGGACGTTTTGGTGGCACTTGCACAGCTTCCGCCCCGACTTGAACTGCTTGGACACACGCATCGAACCGGACCCGACCGACGTCACCAGAACGGCCTCGTTATAGTAGTGCATCCCGCATTCCTCGAAGCCACGCACCGTCTCGCCGACGAGGTCTCGGTAGAAACCGCGCGGGTCGCGGAAGTTGCCGACCACGAAGCAGGCGAACCGATCCGCGCGCAGGCGCTCGACACACCGCAGGATAATGCGCTTGTAGGCCGCCGCGAACGTGTGCCACTCCATCGTTGACAGGTCGTGCGGGTCGTCGCTGTAGCGCTCAAGGTCGCCGTAGGGTGGACACGAGAACACTAGGTCGGCCATCGGTGCGGCCGGAACTGCGTCAAGCGCATCGGCGCACACCCACTCAGGACACGGACCTACCGCGGAAGTCTGCGGTCCGAGGCACGGCAGGAGTTGATCGCGGTTCGCGTCGATCTGCTCTTGGCGCAGGTCACAGCCCCAGTAGCGAAGGCCAAGGAGCGACGCGACTATGCCGCGCACACTGCCGCCCGCGAACGGGTCAACCACCTGGCCCCCCGTGGGGCAGAACCAGCGATAGGCAAGCTCGCAGATCGTTGGGTCGAAGATGCTGGTTCCCTGCTCATCGGTTGTTGCGCGAGTCCCCTCCTTCACACGATAGAAGTCGAACGACCGAGCGGGCCCGGTGTAGGGCAACGCATCCTGCCGCCCGACTTCGCCCCTGATGCCGACCAACATCCACGCCCTCTTCCGTTCCTGCCAATCGCCGCACCGCGCGTCGAGCACCGTGAACGGCGGCAGCACGAAACGCGACGCGACCGGGCCACGCCTCACCGTTGCGCGGTTCTCCTGCTCGCTGAACAGCGCGCCCTGCATTGTCTCGACAACGTCAACCGGCATCACCTTCCTCCTCGTCCTTGCGCCACCGCGCAGTCACTCTCACCGCAGCACGGGCACCGCACCTCGACGACGGCGCGGTCTATCAGCGACTCGACCGCGTCGAGCGCGCGACGCCAGCCGTCAACGGCGGCCGCGCTGTTCGGGTACGCGCGCGCAGCGAACACCGCCAGGCGAAGCCGCTCCCGCGCCAGGTCGTCGCGCGTCACGGCTTCACCTCCGTCATCAAGCCGACCCAACGGCCAGCATCAAGTCCCTCGACGAACGCAACCGCAACCGCCGCAATCTGTATCGCCTCCTCACGAGCAGCCGCCACGGCCTTGTCACCGCCGCCAGCGAACCGCGCATCATGCAGCGCCCTCGCCAGTTCTCCCACCTCCTCCACTAGCACGGCGACATGCCAAGCCGGGTCACGGTTTGTCCAGCCCCACCGCGCGTCCTGACGCTCGCGCTCGGCGCGCACCTCGGAGAGTACGTCAGCCATCTCCATCTCCGTCCAATCCGGGCAACACAGCCTGTTCGTTGACACGCCCCTTTGTCGCACCCTCCTCGACATTCTTGACCGCCTGCCGGTAGTAGGTTTCCTTCAGTTCGATACCGACCGCACGTCGTCCGTTGATCACAGCACCGTAGCACTCTGAGCCAACGCCCATAAACGGAGTCAGGACCACCTCGCCCGGGTTGCTGCGCAGGACAACAGTCCGCTCGATGACATCGAGCTGCAGCGGATGGACGTGGCGCTCGTCGTCCGGCTCCCTCGTGTCCTTGAACGGGAGTACATGATCGATTCGCACGTCATCCCAGAACGCGCTCGCATACTGCCTCCAGATCCAGTGTGAGTAGCGGTTCTCGGTCTGCTTGCCCTTCCAGTTGCGCAGATCAAGAAGGTTGGGCGGGATCGGCCGTTCTCCGGCGTAGTTGTCGAGTCCGGTCGGGTGCCGCACCGGGACCGGGTTCTCGCCCCGCTTACGGAAGAGCAGCAGGTAGTCCGCGCTCGCCACGTCGCACAGGCTGGCATCCTCGACGACCTGTTGGTGCGCCAATCCTTTCGCCATCGTCCGGTTGCGAACCATGAGCGGCTCCTTCCAGACGTGGTAGCGAGCCACATAGGACCAGCCGAGTGCCTCGTGCATTCGGATGAGGTCGCCAGGGAAGTCGCGCAGGCCCCCGCCCAGGTTCGCGCCGTTGCGGCGAACGTCGATGCAGTGGACCGCCGAGAGTCGGCCGGGCATCGTGAGGCGAAACAACTCCGTGACGACGAACCGATAGTGGACGAAAAACTCCTCGTAGGAGCGACAGTTCGACATGTCGCGTTCGGACGACGAGTAGTGATAGAGCCCGCAGAACGGCGGGGAATAGACGGAGAGGTGGACCGACCCGTCGGGCAGTGTCGGCATAACCTCGCAGCAGTCGCCGCAATAGAGCGCGTACTTGCTTGTGACAACCTGGTCCTTCACAGCCACGGTGGCACCTCCTCTGTTTCTGTTCCGTATGTCGGGATTGCGATGTTCAGTTCGTCGTTCATCAGGCGTACCAGTGTGTCCATCATTTCGTGCGCGGCATCCTGCTTCCGACGCAGGTTGCCCAAAACGTCCTTCTCTCCCTCGGTCGAAATCACGTCGATCACGACCGGGTTCTTCTGCCCGAAGCGCCACGAACGGCGCACGGACTGGTACCATTGCTCGAACGAATGCGACGGAAAGAACGTCTGATGCGCGCAATGCTGCCAGTTCACACCGAACCCGGCGATCGTCGGCTTCGTCACAATGACGCGCACCTCGCCGGTCGCGAACGCGCGGAACGCCTCCTCCTTCGCGTCGTCGTCATCCTTCCCGGCCACCTGGACGGCGCCCGGAATCAGCTTCTCCAACAGATCGCCTTCGTCGTTCAGGTGGCACCAGCAGACTGCCGGTCGGCCAGTATCGGCCACCAGCGCAGCGGCCATCTCGCATCGCTCCCGCACCGTGCGCCTGCGCTCTGCCCGCTGCTCTCGCAGACCCACGGCCGGAACGTCGAAAAGCCACCCGTCCGGCAAGGTCCGCGCCTTCACGACGTGTTCGTTCATCCGCAGATCGGGCAGGATGAATCCGTCATCGTCAAACCCAAGGTCGGACGGACGACGTGCGGCTTTCGCCCACGAACATATCCAGCGCCAGAAATCGCGCCGGGCGTGACCGCGCAGTGAATACGTACCGGACGCCGTTTCTTCCTTTCGCGTCCACGTGCGCTGTTTCTTGTCGAAGAAGCGCGTCAGCATATCGTGGAAGCCGAGATTACCAAGCGCCTCACTCGACGTGCCGAGCTCAATGAAATCGTTTGGCGATGGAGTCGCAGTACAGAGAAGGCGATAGGGCAGTTCGCGCATCGCTTCCGTGATGGCCGCCTTGGTTGCACCGTTGAAGTTCTTGAGGATGCTCGACTCGTCGGCGACGATTGCCGTGAAGTCAGACGGTGTGAAGCGGTGAAGCCGCTCGTAGTTCGTGATCGTGATCCCGGCGTTGCCCCTCAACCTGCCGTCACGGGACACGGCGACCTCGATGCCGAACTTCACCGCCTCGCGCTCCGTTTGGTGCGCGACGGCGAGAGGGGTCAGGATGAGCACCCGGCCGTTGGTCTTGCGCACGATGTTCTCGGCCCATACGAGTTGAATCAACGTCTTGCCTAGTCCGCAATCCGCGAAGACGGCCCCGCGCCCCTTGGTGGTCGCCCACCGCACGATAGCGGCCTGGAAGTCGAAGAGCCCATCGTGCATCCATAGCGGCTCGAAGCCGTGGTCGTCGCTCTTCTGGCGCTTCGTTCCAAGGAATGCCGAGTATGTGTCTACCATCCGACGATCTCCTTCCGCTCGTACACTGTGCCGCACTTGCTGCACGCCCACCCGTGCGGGTCGCTCGCCGTCCGCCACGCCGCCCCGCAGCACGGCGACGCGCGGTGCTTCGGCGGGCGCAGCGCGCGAACCTCGCCCACTCCCCTCCCGCCGCAGAGCGGGCACTCGGCGTCGACACAGCAGACGACGAGGACGGAGGACACG